TAATATTCCAAAACGTTACTCAACGGTTAATACGTGAGGAAGAAATCAAAGACCTCGATAGTATTCAGGGTTTAGATTTTGGTTACACTAACGACCCGTCAGCATTCAATCAATCGTTTATTGATATCAAGAATAAGAAGTTATTTATATATGACGGATTTTATCAGAAGGGTATGAGTAACAATGCTATTGCTGCCAAGATAAAAGAAATGTTATTGCATCGCCATCAGACTACGGCGGATAGCTCAGAGCCTAAGTCAATCGATGCTATTAAGCACAAAGGCGTTAGGATAGTCGGAGCATTAAAGGGTAAGGATTCGATTAATACAGGGATAGATTTCTTACTTGATTACGAGATTATACTCAACGCTCACCTGGTAGAATTTATGACCGAGTTCAATAATTACTCATGGGCCATAGATAAGAAAACAAATAAGACTACCAATAAGCCGATTGATGATTTCAACCATTTCATTGATAGCCTTAGATATGCTACTGAGAAATACCACAGCAAAGGTAAGCGAGGCGCGTTAAATATTTATGGTTAGCGTAGTTTTACATAGTAATTAACGATAGCAAGATAGCAATCACCTGCATCATTGCATCTAGGGTGTATATCGTGAAGCTCAACAAAATAACCCGCGATATCTAACAATGATTGAATGTGCACCAATAGATTAGAGTCCCAAGTTATAGGGATTTTAAAGTAAAAGTGCTCAACTGGTAGTCTCATATCTATCTTCCTTATGGTCAGGTGCAACTCTACCCCTAACGTACTTAGTTGTCACATTGGTAACTTTCAATGCGAGCTTATCAAGCCATATGAATTCGCCGACTGCAATACCTGCCTTAACAGCATCAAAGTAAATAACACGATAACCGACTGGCTTTGATTCGATCATAATCTATCTCCTAATATTTAAGTGACTCACGAAGTAGTCTGATTATTTCTTCGCTATCCTTGATAGCCTCTTTCTGCAACTGCACACGCTCGTTAATCTTAAAGTACCAACACACTAACTCTCGTATTAATATAAACACGAATAGGGTTATAGCTATAAAGCCTAGAATGCTAGGTAGGTTGTTTAGTATTATGTTCATATTAGAAAGCTCCTTAAGTTTAGTTTGTATTTGTACTGCGTTAAAAAGAACGTGTGATAATTACCATCAAAATCGAATCCAATAACGTCCCACTCTGTATTTAAAAAGTTACATCTTTCTTTGGATTCAAACCCACCAAGCAATACGCCGATAACGTCCTCATCCCTTGTTTTGATTTCCATCTACTTATCTCCATTGATTTTATAATTTAATAAAGCCGATCTAAGTGGCTCAGTTTGTTGTAGTGCTACTTCTTTAATGTAGGCATACTTTGCGGTTTTGTAAGCTTCAAACGCCTCTATTTCCGTGCCAAAAAGACCTAGATGAACCTTCTTTCCGTCAATACTGATTCTTGCTCTATAATTTCTATCCCTCTTGTGAAAATGAACGCCTTGCTGACACGCCCCTCTTAATGCACCACTATTACTCAATAGACTGTTTATTTCTGGCGATACGAATAAGCATGTTTTTTCACTGTAAATCTTATTGCCTTGCACTAACAAATCTTTATCCAAATGCTTGTTATGCCATTCTTGCTTCATCATCCATGATTTAAAACTACTAAATAAAATCCATTCTGCATGTACTGAGCAACCCTTGTAAGTAGGTCGTCTTTCATGGAATTTAGATGAATAACATCTTTCTAACATGTTTGCCCATCTATCATAATAAGGGCACATCACCCTTTTGCTGTTAACATAATACTTAGTTATATAGTCAGCATCGTTAATACCAAAACCGAAAACCGATTTCCTTTGTGCTAAGGAGTTTTTATTTGCAGGTGTTTCAATAAATTCACTCATTGTTTATTCTCCAGCCCTTCAATCCAACCATTCAAAACATCGTGAAACTTGCTGTCTTCCTTCTCCCATCTGCGATAAGTTCTAATTGATATTGTCCAGTGCTTGCAGAATTCTGCTAACGTGTAACCTTTCGCCCTAATCGCTCTCGTAGTACTATTCATATAATGTCCTTTATTTGTCATCATCTGGCATTATACTAGCATCATCTGTCATCATTACAAGCTAAGTTTTAAAATAAACATTTAGAATGCTATAATGGATTAACTAACAAATAAGGTTCAAGACATGGCTCATAACACGACACAGACCGCAGACAGTTTCCTAACTGGCGATAGTGACTACCAAGAACAGCTAGGCCTATATGCAGAAGTCAGGGCCGCTATTGCTGGTAAATATAAAGTATTGCAAATCATCACATGCCTACCTGGGCCGCAATATAAAAACTATCCTGTATCTGGTACTAAGGCGCAGCAGCAACAAGCTAACGCATGCAATCAGGCTAACAGTTTACGAGTAGCTGCGTATTGGTCGCGTGGTCGATTCTTTAACGCTACAGGTCGTACGCATGAATCATTGGGCGGTATGGTATGGAGTAAAGAGCCTGAAGTAGAATTAGCAACTAAACTAGAATACCTAGAAAGTAATGCTGATGGTGCAGGTAGTGGCTTGCGTGAAGTTGCTCAAGAAGTTGTTGATGAAGTAGATTCTATCGGGCGTTACGGTATCTTGGTTGATATGCCATCTAATGAGCAGCGACTAACTCAGGCTCAAATGCAAATGCCAGAGAACGCACCCCGCTTTATTCAATACAAAGCTGAGCAGATTGTTTACTTTCGTGTTGCCGGTAATTCATTATCAATTGATGAGGTTCGATTAACTGAAGTTAGAAGCGAGAAAGTATCAGGTAATGATTTTGATTATGAGGACAAGGTTTATATTCGCCGCTTAATTATGATTGATGGCGTTTATCACAATCAATTATTCAATGATAAAAAAGAGATGTTATCTGATGTAGAGCCATTAGCTAACGGTCAAAAGCTAACTGAAATTCCTTTTCAATTCTTCGGTGCTGATAATAACTCCCCTGAATACTCGAAGATCCCCTTATATGATTTAGCTAATGCTAACCTTGGTCACTTTGTATTAGATTGTGATAACCGCGATAACTTACACTTTCACGGTCAAGGTATGACTAATATGTTTGTTCAAAACATAGAAGAGATGAACGAGGCTAATCCTGGCGGCATAGATGTTGGTGCCAGAGGTAAAAACGTGTTTGGTGAGAATGATAGGGTAGAGCTATTACAATTAGAGGCTACTGGCGCAATCCCTGCTGAAATGGAGCGTGACCAAGAACGAATGGTTATGTTAGGCGCTCAATTGGTTACTAATGCGTCAAAGAACCAAACGTTAGGCGCTAAAGAAATCGAAGTTACCACCTCAACAAGCACACTTAAGCGAATTACATTCAATGTAACATCAGGTCTCGAGCAGTGCTTACAATGGGCGGCTTTATTCTTAGGTGAGACAGGCGAATCAACATATAAACTAAATACTGATTTCGTTACTGATGACATGACACCTGAGATGATTACCAAGCAAATGGAAATGGTTCAAGGTGGCGTATTACCTAAAGCTACATTATACGAAACCGCTCGCAAGGTTGGTTTTACTAAGTTAGATGATGAGAAGTTAGCGGCTGAAGCTGAAAAGGATAGCGCTGAAATCAAAGGAATGGCAGAGGCTGAGGCAAGAGTATTAGCAGTTAAAGAAGCGGCAGAAAATAACGGGGCTGAATAATGCCTAGTGAAATACTAACCACAGTATATTCTCAGCACACGGTATTCTTACAGCGTATAGGTGCCACTCAAGGCAATGCTGTTATACCTTTTCTTCAGGCTATCGAAGAAGATGTGCAGCGTATATTTAACGTATATCGTGATAGGCCTAAAACAGCAGCTAATCAAGCGGCCATTACAAAGTCAATTGACGAATCATCACGAGAGCATTTGCAGGCTTATATTAACGAGCTTAAAAAGGCTAATCGTGAGGTTGGTACTAACGAGGCTGAGTTTGCTGCTAGTACTCTTAATAAGATTGTTATCAATGACGACTTTGAGTCAGTTGTACCTAGTGCAGCACAGGTTAACGCTATTGCCATTGCTACGCCTATTCAATTGAGTGAATCAGCATACACAACTTATAACTCTATGATGTCAAACTATTGGCGTAAATGGACTGATGAAATTGATGCTCTAGTGCAAAACGGCTTTGTTACAGGTCAAACTATTGACGAGATAGCTGCTAATGTATTTAGTCAGATGCGATTACAAAAGAGCACTACATCTAAAAACTTATTGAATCGCGCTCATAGGTCGGCTAAGTCAGTTGCTATTACTGGTACAAATCATTATGCCAACACTGCCAGGATAGAATTTGTTGATCAAAACGATGAGATACTAAAGGGTTATCGATTAATTGCTGTTGTTGATTCCCGTACATCACAAAAGTGCAGGTCACTCGACCAGAAGTTTATCCCTAAAGACTCGCCTAAGCTATCAAGCTTTACGCCTCCTTTACATATTAATTGCCGAACAGCTCTAGTGTATGAAGTTGATGAAAGGTTTAGTTTAGATGATGCAGATACTAAGCGAGCTAGTAGTTTTGAGGTCGATGGAAAGCGTGACCCTAAACCAGTTAGCAGTGAGGGCATATATTATGATAAAATGAAGTCTCTCAAAGCTAGTGACCAGGATAATATACTTGGCCCGTCATTGGGTAAGGCTTTTAGGAAGATGGATAACCCGAGTGAGTTCGCAGATGCAACAATTGATTCTTTGGGTAATCCTCTTTCGATCTCTGAAATGAAAAAGAAAGACAATGAGCTTGGTCGTATACTGAGAGCTGATAGCTCAACAACTAAAGCAGCACCTAGAAAGAATACTAAAAAGGTTATCAAAGCAGAATCAAACATAAAAACAATTAACAAAACTAGCACAGTTAAAAAACCAGAAGGTAGAAAGGAAGTAACTAGCTCTACTGCCGGAGTAATTAAGAAGAAACAACTCGGTAAGACCACGATGTCTAGCGATATCACATCAGATGAGTCTACTTATCTTGAATACTATAAAGGCGAGGGCTTCGCCAAGAATAACGATATACTGCGCAACCCTTCCAAGTACAGCAAGCAAGAAGTTGATAGCGCCAATACAATGCTAGGCTCTCTTGATTCTGCCATCGCTAAGTCTTCACTAAATGAAGATACTTTACTTTATAGGGGCATAAGAGATAGTGAGCTATTTAAGAATATCGACTCATCATCAATAGGCGCATCAATACCCATCAGCACAGCACAGAGTTTTACTAAAGATGGCCGTATGTCTCTTACTTACTCAGGGGCAATCAAGGTCGGCAATGATTATGTGAGCGCTGGTAACGAGGCTGTTATATTCAGACTTAAAGCCAAGGCAGGCCAAAAGGCTTTAGA